GAAGTTTGGTTGGCGCTATGCTTTAAAATGGTAAGCCCTGCTTACAAGTCAACCACTCACCCTAAACTTTATACGGAGAAATTGTTATGCGTTATGCAGATTCTGAAAGTAACACAAGCTATCATGTTGTTCAAAGAGGTACTGCTCCCCAACCAATTAATATTCGTGGTCGGCGCTCCCCTTGGCGAGAAAGGTTTGAGCGAATGCAACCACTAGAGTGGTTTGTTGTACCAAAAGCTGATCGCCAAAGAACTCAAGCGGCGGCGGCAAACCATCTCAAGGGGCGATATAGCTTCTACAAAATTAACAATGATGGTGATTTCTGTCTGTTAAAACTCCGCTAATTGTGGGGGATTTTAGGGAGCTTCGGCTCCCTCTTTTTTTTGCGGGATGTATAGTGGGTTGGGTAGCGCCAGAACCCCGCCAAATAGCTAACAGGAGAAAGCCCACTATACACCTTGGAGGATATTATGCTGTGGAAAAATGAGTGTGGTCATCCCGTAGAAGATTATTTATTTAGCATTACTGGCCCTGTTGATTCCTATGATGTTTGGTATTACAGGCATAGCCTTGGAGATAAGAACGAATTTTGTTTGCGCTATGGTAATGAAGACCATGAATATAAAAGCAGTTGGGATTGTGAATGGATTGAACGGCGCATCTCTCATTTAAATAAATTTGCTGAAACTCCAACAGATAGGATGGAGTTAATAATGTTTATCAACATGAAAAATAAGATACAAGAAAAAGGTTATTGGGATATCTCTTGGGATCTTACTCCTGAAGTAAAAGAACTACAGCGGGTTGCCAAGTATGATGATGCACCAGAAGATACTGGCAAAGATAACTGGCGGCTTGAAAGATTAAATTAGAGTGGGCTTCTACGTCTTTAAAACCCCCTTACAGGGTAAGGGGTTTTAAAGACTTAAGAAGCCCCCCACCACCGACGATGACAACGGAGATTGATATGATTGTGTTTGCATACCCCAGCAAAAAAGTATTGAAAGAAAACATCGGCAACGAGTTGCAATATATTGAAACGAGTATGTTTGGCCCAGAGTATCGGGCAAATGGTGTACTGGTTGGGGCTAATCGGCCTCACATAACAGGGATCGGGCGCGAATTTTTTGCTCAGGTCACGATGGTTGATGGTAAAATTTCTAAAGTTTCTTAAGGAGAAAACACTATGGCACACGCTACTGGTTACTTTACTGTAGAAATGGAAGTAGATGTTAACGATTACGATGGTCAGTTTGAAATAGAATTTGATGGCCTCAGTGATGTTATTGATACTGCTATAGCAGAAGGCCACACCCCAGAAGAAATTATTGACTATTGCTTTGATGAGCAAAAGGTTGATCCGTCAACATTTATGCAAGAATACATGACGGTTGAGCAGATCATGGCTTTATATCAAGAGACTGTTACTAATAAACTAGATTTATTGGCGCTTACAGTATCTAATCAACTTGATAGAATTGAAGAGCTTAAGGGACAACTTGCAGAAGCTACTAAAACTGATGAGGAGGCGCTAAAAGATGTAGCGTATTGATATGAAATTTCGTTTAGTTTATATGAATGTAGCTAGAACTGTTGATCTGCCAGTTACTTCTGAAGAGTTAGAAAACTGGCAGAAAAACAAAATGACGGCGGGTGAGGCTATGCCTCGCCTGTCTCAAACACAACTTAATTTTATTACACACGGTGTGTATCCTGATGATTCTTTTTTTGATTCTGTTGAGGACTTAAAAAATGTACTTGACTCATGCGACAGAGGTACAAAAATTTTCCAAGATATCTAGTTCTAATCTTGTTGATGTAATACTTATGGTCGTGTTGAGTATTCAACAGCCGTGGTATGCTGTTGGTAATCAACTCAAAGACGTAAAATTAAATGGCATCAACTCCAGATTTATATGGGGTAACAAGGCCAAGACTTACAAGTCTCTCATGTCCCGTAAAGAATTTATTTATTCTCAATACCTTGCAGTTCTTAATTCAAACAAATCTGATAATGACAAAGCCCTGTCATTGATGAATGTATTCTTGCAGATTGATGGGTTAGGTATGGCAAAGGCTGGCTTTGTTTGTCAATTATCCGCAGGATTGGTGGGATGTATTGACATTCACAACCTACGGATGTACAGTATCCCCTTGAAAGACTTAAAATTATCTAAGTCTATAAAATCTAAAGCTATAAAAAATCGTCGTGTTATGAATTATATTTCTATATGTCACGACATTGGTACAGAAAAGTTATGGAACACTTGGTGCAATACAATTGCTACCAAGTCTAAAAGATTTGAGGATGGCTTTCATGTATCCCAAGTGCATTACAGCTATCTTCAAGATGCGGTAAACCTTTAACTAACTGGAGACATATTATGTCAGATGTAATTTCTATCTTTGGTACTGAGCGCCCAGCAGATCCTTTTGCTGGCAAAGGCTACGGTGTTGCTGATTTTCCTGTGGCAACCCGACCCTTGCTTTATTTTAATGATGATACCGATCAGTGGTATGATTCATCAAAGGTTGCAGTAGTTCGTACAGATACTATGGACGAGCTTGGTGTTCACGGTAAAAACTACAAGCCTGTCGCACCCCGCGAATTGATTGATACTCAACGTGCAATCATTATGCGTAGTGATCTAAACACTGACGGCATCACTGAAACTATTGAGTGCAGTCACAATGGTGCGGCTACGTTTGTTAAGTACAGGCTACCAGAGCATAGCTTTGCTACACCTGATGGTGATACAGCAGAGCTTACGTTCTTGGGTATTACCTCTCTCAATAGTACTTTCTCTTTCTTGTTGTCTGTTGGTGCTCGACAATCTGCTTGCTTCAATGGTCAAGTCTTTGTCAGTGGCGAGGCTGGTTTATTCAAGGCTCGACACACAAAGAATCTTGATATCAATGCGGCGGCAAGGTCTATCAGCAAGTCGATAGATATCTTTGACAAAGAGCGGGGGCTTTGGGCGCAGATGTATCAGACTCAGGTAACCCAAAAGCAAGCAATGTTTATTTTTGCAGAGGCCGCTGGTTGTCTTGATCTAGTACGGGCTACAGTTAATGAGGGTGGTGCGTCTTGGTCAGCAGTGTTTGATAAGTTACCGCGAATCAATAGTACATTAACTTATCTGGCTAAGACTTGGAACGAGTACGCTAGTAAGATGGGCGACAACCAGTGGGCTGTATACAATACCCTAACTGATTGGTCTACTCATGCTCCAGCATCTAGCAAGAGATCTGTACCTAACATTGCTTCAGTGAGGCAGAAGCGTTCAGATGTTGTTCGGAAGGTATGTACATCTGATGTCTTCCGTATCGCGGCCTGAGAAAGTAGATATTGAGTCTCTTGTTCAGCTTTATATTTACATCAAACCCAACCCTGATTATTCGGGGTTGGCTCAGAAGCTGAGAGACTTACACTTTACTGAGTCTGAAATCTTTAATGTCCTTCACAAAGTTCGTGAAGGTTACTACTAATCAAAGCCCTTCGGGGCTTTTTTTAGACCTTCTTGTTTTAAAACCCCCTTACAGGGTAAGGGGTTTTAAAACTTAGAAGGTCTTAGAGGAGAGGCGACGATGTTAATAGATTTTATGCCCAATGGCCCAGCGAGTGACTACGATACAGTAATCACTGCATTTAATTTTGTAGACCACTTTATCATATGGCAAGAGGACACCCAGCAATATATTTTAAACGGACGGCCTGAAGAAATGGAGATGGCCCTACGCAGTTTACTAATTGAAAGGGGTACAGCAGATGATACCGAAGCAGAATAAAGAGCAGATGATAAATACAGATAGGCTAGTCAGGTCAGCAATGAATGATGAAAACTATTGCTCTTTTATTCTGGATTGCCTGCACAACGAACAAAGCAAGTGGTCTATGGATCAGCTAATGAAGTTCTGGATCGATGCATCTTATTCAGATGACACCGTTGAACAATGGATAAACCGACACAGAGGAAAGTAATATGTACTACATAGCATCTAAACTACAGCGCGGCAACGGCATGATTATATGGCGTCATGTCAAAAAGTTGACAACCTTTAAGGCTACCGATGGCATGGAATATGTAGTCGCTAAAAGTAAAAAAGAAATGGAGCAGTCACTGCCAATTTATATTGGCATAGGTGACAAGCTAGTAAAGACTAGACGTTACGAGATACGTTGGCTTAGTGAACTAATTCAATCGGACGGGAGATAATGATGAGCGATCAACCTTTAATCGTTTGGGTCATGGAGTACTACGATACAGTCGCAGGAGAAAAGTCACTTGATCTGTACAAAACAGAAGAGATGGCTCAAGAGGACAAAAGAAAGCTGACGGCTGACGGTACTATTTCCGATGTTTTAATCTATCAAAGGATGGTATGGCAATGAATATGTTACAAGAATTGCGTCAATTCAGACAGACTTTACGCGATCTCAAGGCTGACAATCTACGTGCGATGCGAAGATATGAACGTCTTTTTGGTAAGTCAGATGGTCTTGCCTTTCACATGAGCGGTATGGCACAGGGTAAGACTGCGGCTTTGATGCAGATTGACTATCTTATTGCAAGACTAGAAATGGAGGAAGAGTATGGGAACGCCTAGTATGTATGGCTCGTTTGTTCTAGACGTAGAACTAGACTGTGATTGGGCAACAATGGACGTAAGAATATTTTACACAAATCATTCAGAAGGAGTAGATCTTGATAAAGTCGAAATGGTTGGAGGCCTCTTGGCAGGATTGGATGTCAGTAGCTACCTCAGTACTGATTATATATTTGATCTTATCGCTGATGAGATAGCCAATGCAGATTATCACTGGACAGATCATGGAGATGTAGCATGATAGACGAAGATATAATACCAACCATCTTTTACAGACTAGAGTATCAGACTGATATTCAAGTTGGCACAGATGAATGGGAATGCGGTAATGCTTATGAGACTTATGAGCCGGGCGCTAAAGGCGCTCTTATAGCTCACATAAACGAGTACCCCTTTCTTCCAGTGCGTATTAGACACATAGAGCTTGTACCAACTTTTAAAACACTAGGACATTATTGCCCATGAAAACTTATGTACACGTAAACCAACACATGATTCGTGCTAATAAAAAACATGGTACGAATCGTCCCGTCATCACAATAAAGCGTGGTAAATCAAATACTTACTGCCATGAAGTAGAAATATTAGGGCCGTCAGTTGTCAAGTATGGTGGCAACGACAAGCCTTTACTTTCTTGTGGTGCAAGAGTTGTAGTCGAAACAGAAGGTAACGTGAGGGTAATTCGATGAGTATTGATGAGGCAACACCAGAAGAGTGGGACAACACTACAAAAAAAGTAACAGCAGTAGGTAAATTGTATCATCCCGAAGACAAACACACCGACCCCGTAACTAAACCAGATCACTACAATAAGGGGGGGATCGAAGCAATTGACTACATTAAACAACAATTAGGGCCAGCATTTCAATTTTATTGTGCTGGTAATGTGATGAAATATCTGCACCGTTTTCGTTATAAGAACGGTGTTGAAGACGTAAAGAAAGCAAGAGTATATCTTGATTGGCTGATAGAGGAACTAGAAACGTGAACAAACTTATTGACCGTCTCAAACGAGACAACCAGTTTTACTTTTCAGAAATACACGGCATACAACATTATTGCAATGTATCACTGGCTGGCTTGCAACTAGCAATACACTACGATTTAAATCCAAAACTGATTAGATACTTTGCGTATCTACATGATTCCTGTAGAAAAAATGAAGATGATGATCCTGAGCATGGGCCTCGTGCCGCAGAGTATGTTGAGTCTATAAAACACTTGATTGATTTATGCACGGCAGAGCGTTGGATGTTGCAATCTGCTTGTGCTTTGCATACACGCGCAAAGCCGTGGGATGGTCACAAGTATACACTGTTTGAGAAGTGTGCTTTCGATGCAGACCGCTCTGACATAGGGCGTGTTTGTTTTGCTGTTGATCCAAAATATTTATTTACTGACAAAGGCAAGGAGCTTTTTGTAGATGAGGACGAGTATGCGTTTGCGTAATTTTACCATTCCACTTGACAACCCAGATTCTGGCCTGTATAGTCTTCCTAGATCTCATAGTTGGAGGTGTTAATTGAAGATCATACAAGGTAACTTTGGTGACAAAAAAAATAAATCTTTATCAGATAAAGTTTCAGCGGGTTTAGAGCAGTTACAAAAGTCTGAAGACACTGATGAAGTTTTAAGATATCCTTTTATTTTAATAGTAGATACTGGTGAAGATTTAAAGGTGGTGTCTGATGTTGAAATGGAAAAGTTTAATTTACTTATAGATCTAGTAAAGATGACTATTTTAACTGGAAATTATGATTGAGGATTTATGAAACAACAAAGTTTAAATATAGAGGACGCACTGTGTAAAGCTTTTATCATGTCGTTAGGTGCTGGTATGCCTGACTATAAAGCTGTTTCACATATGTGTAGGTTTGTAAAAGGAAGCGCTCAAATGGAGGACGAAGTGCTGACTGAAGATTACGTTTATAGAATGATACCGCAGTACATTAATTTTCTTTTTAACAAGTTTGACAATTCGGAGATTTAATTATGGCTCTTGTAGAAGGTGTTGCATACTGGGCTTCTGTTACCACCCCAAACACAACGTACCAACCGGTGTACACTGTGAACTTGGTGGTGTCTGATGATGTTGCCAAAGACTTTCAAAGTCGTGGTTTCACGGTGAAAGATATGGACGAAGGCCCAGCACTTCTTATCAAGCGTAAAGTAAATGGCCCCAACGGTATGGTGCGTTCTGCTCCAAAGCTGTTGGATAAAAACAAACAGCCTCTGAACGTAAGTGTCGGCAACGGCAGTAAAGTTCGGGTGCAGTACAAAGAGTGGGAATCCACTTGGAATGGTACGCTGTACAAGGGGCTTGACTTTCAAGCGATGCAAGTATTAGAGTTGGTGGAGTATGCCAGCCCTGATGGTGCTGAGTTTGATATTGTCGATGGCGAAGATGGAGATGAGTTGTGAACTATCGTTACACGTTTGACGATAAAGTTTACGATGTGTCAAAGCTAACACTTGAGGCAGTTTCCTGCTTCAAGCTGTTAGCGAATGTTAATGATCGCATTGATGACTTTCAAAATGAAGTAACAATTGCTCAAGCATCTGCGGTGGCACTACACCAAAAGATGCAAGAGCTTTTAGATGACTCTGCAATTGTCGAGGACAATGATACGGAGGAATAAACTATGGGCGATTTTGTGGGCTATCAAAAGCCCTGCCCTGAATGTGGCGGCAGTGATCCTGTCGCCATAAATTCAAATGGTTCTGCAAAATGCTTTAGTTGTGGAACCTTTTTTAAAGACTACGAATCTGCGATGGGAGGCAATGTGGCAGACTTCAACAGCTTCAAACGATCAAACGATAACACTCCCTTCTCCAATAGCGTATATCACGCTCTCACCGATAGATCCATTTCTCTTGAAACTGCAAAAAAATATGGCGTTAGATCTGTTAAAGACGAGCAGGGAAACATTACTCAACACCATTACCCTGCGTATATCAACAATGAAGAAGTTGCTACGAAGGTGCGTAATGCAGACAAAACATTTCGTTGGTCAGGCTCACCCAAAGGAACTGGCCTTTTTGGTCAGCAAATTGCACAGGCGGGTGGCAAATATATTACGATCACTGAAGGTGAGTGTGATGCTATGGCGGCATACGAACTTTTGGGGAGTCAATGGGCGGTTGTATCTGTTAAGAATGGAGCACAGGGTGCAGTCCGTGATGTTCAAGAAAATCTTGAATTTCTTGAATCGTTCGATACGGTGGTTATTTCTTTCGACAACGACAAAGCAGGAAAAGAAGCCGCAAAGAAAGTGGCGCGTATCCTCAAGCCGGGGAAAGCTAAGATACTTTCACTCCCTGTGGAATTCAAAGATCCTAATGAAATGCTCAAGCTGGGTCACCACAAAGCTTACGTTACTGCGTGGTGGGCTTCAAGACTTTATACGCCGTCTGGGATTCTGAATGTCAGTGAGGAGCGGGACAACTATAAAAAGCGTGAGCGTAAAGAAGCTATACCGTACCCTTGGCATGGTCTTAACGACAAGTTAGATGGTCTGCGACAAGGCGAGTTAATTACTCTTACGGGCGGCACAGGCTTAGGTAAGTCCAGCGTGACTCGTGAGCTTGAACACTGGTTAATTACTAATACTAACGACAGGGTAGGCGTCATTGCTCTTGAGGAAGATTGGCGTCGAACTGTGGATGGTATACTTTCCATTGAAGCTAACGCTCGTTTGCATATTGATAGTGTACGCGCTCAGTTCAGCGATGAAGAGATCGACAATTTCTTTAATGTTTTGTATGGCGGTAACAACGAGAACAGGGTTTATGTTCACGCTCATCTTGGCATGAACGATGTTGATAGCGTCTTTTCTAAACTACGTTTTATGGCGATGGGCCTTGAGTGTAAGTGGATAGTTTTTGACCACTTGCATATGCTTTTGTCTATGACCACTGATGGTGACGAGCGCCGTAATATCGACACCATCATGCACAACTTCAGAACTTTGGTGGAAGAGACAGGCATAGGCTTAATACTTGTGTCACACCTTAGACGAGTTGACGGTAACCGTGGTCACGAGAATGGTATTGAGACAGGACTAAATCATCTACGCGGCTCACAGAGTATCGCTCAGTTGTCCGACTGTGTAATTTCTTTAGAGCGCAATCAACAGTCAGAAGATCCTGTGGAGGCCAGCACTACAAAAGTTAGAGTGCTAAAGTCTAGGTACACTGGTGATGTGGGGCTGGCTACACAGTTGTTTTATGATAAAGATAGTGGTAGGCTCAGTGAAATAGCTATGGAAATAGAAGAACAAAATGAGATTGAGCTATGAAAAGCATCGTGTTCGACATTGAAGCAGACAGTTTAGAACCTACAAAAATATGGTGTATCGCCGCTGTTGACCCTGATTCGGGCGAGACAAAGACCTTTGGGCCTACTGAGATTGTTAATGGCCTAGCTTTTTTAAACACCGCTGATAAGCTGATAGGTCACAATATCATTGGGTACGATCTACCCGCTATAAAGAAAATACACAACATCGACTTAGCTGAAGGTAGGGCTGTAGTTGATACGCTTGTATTGTCTCGTTTGTTTAATCCAACGAGAGAGGGTGGACATAATTTAGAGTCTTGGGGGTATCGGGTTGGTCTTAGGAAAATCGATCACGATGAGTTTGGTGAGTATACTCCTGATATGTTGAACTATTGCCGCAACGATGCTGTTCTTAATGCAAAAGTATTTAATCATCTAAAAACTGAGTCTCGTGGGTTCAGCCGTCAGTCAGTTGTTCTTGAGCACGAGACATTAAAAATTATTGCAGACCAACGAGATCGTGGGTTTCTGCTAGATGTAAAGTCTGCAACGCTTCTTGTTGCTGAACTAACTGACAGGCTTAAAGAAGTAGAGCGTGAGGTTCAAAAAACTTTTCGTCCTAAGCAACTTAAGACTACTTTGTTGGCTCAGTTTACCAAGACAGGTGCGCTGTCTAAGATGGGTTTAATTGAGGGCAGTACAAAGAAAAGCAGGCTGACTCAAGAAGAGTACGAGGAAATAGCTACTAAACGAAAGACTGTTCGTATTGAGGAGGTTCCGTTTAATCTAGGCTCTCGCAAGCAGATAGGTGAATATCTTATTGACTTTGGTTGGAAGCCAAAACGCTTTACACCTACCGGGCAACCAATTGTTGATGAGTCTACGTTAAGTAAAATCAAAGACATTCCAGAAGCCACTCTGATTGCTGAGTACCTTCTTTTGCAGAAGCGAATAGCACAGGTGTCTTCTTGGCTTGAAGAGTTACATGAAGATGATCGTGTGAGGGGCTTTGTTAATCCTAACGGTACGATTACAGGTAGGATGACACACAACCACCCTAATATGGCTCAAGTTCCTAGTGTAAGAGCGCCTTACGGTAAGGAGTGCCGCTCTTGCTGGACTATACCAGAGGGCTATAAGTTAGTGGGTATTGATGCTAGTGGCCTTGAGCTACGAATGCTGGCCCACTACATGAAAGACGAGGACTTCAAAAATGAAATACTGCACGGAGACATACACTCAACTAACCAACGACTTGCAGGGCTTGAATCAAGAGATCAGGCGAAAACATTTATCTATGCCCTCTTATACGGAGCAGGAGATGCAAAGCTTGGCAGTGTGGTTGGAGGAAACAAACGTGATGGTTCGGAACTTAGAAAGCGTTTCTTCGATAATCTCCCTTCATTTAAACATCTTAAAGACACAGTTGGAAGAGCGGCTTCAAAAGGTTTCCTCAAAGGACTAGATGGACGCAAGCTCTATATTCGATCTGAACACGCCGCACTCAATACCCTGTTACAAAGTGCCGGGGCTATTGTTATGAAGCAGGCTATGATAGGATTGAATCAACTAATTAAACTAAACACTCTTGATGCTCATTTTGTATGCAACGTACATGACGAGTGGCAAGTGGAAGCATTAGAAAAGCAATCTGATTGTGTGGGACAGTTAGGTGTAGACTCAATAATAAAAGCTGGCGAGCAACTAGAACTTTTTTGTGAGCTTGACGGCGCATATAAAATAGGAGATAACTGGAGTGAAACACACTAGCATTTTTTTTGTACTTTGTTTTTTATTATCTTGTAGCACTTATCAAACATCCAAAGATGAGCCATGTTTAGAGTGGACTACAAGAGATAGAATTGACGAGATATGTACTCGCCAGCCGTATCGCCTCTGCTTTGACTACATAGTATTAGAAACAATATGTTTGCGTAGAGGAAAGCCAGCATGAAAAAGTTTGGACTTTGGCTTTATGATTGGTACAACTATATTTTTAATCATAAAATAAATCCGCTACGCCACATCCCTGACCCCACGACTAGATTCTTTTTAATGTTCTACTTATCTGTAGCATGGAGCGGTGCGTTTGCGTTATGGGCTGGAAGCTGGTATTACTTTGGCGGTAGTGTTTACGCGCACTTAATTTTACTGGCTATGTTTTTTATAACTGTTTCTATCTTTGTTGACGCTGAACGTAGGGGCCATGTTTGGTTAATTGATTTAAAGAAGAAGAACCGTGAAACACGATCCTAGCCGTATTGGAGATTTAGCAGAGCATTATGCCATTACATGGCTCTGGGATAATGGCTACCATGTTTTTAAAAACTGTGGCTGTACCGGCCCAATAGATATTGTTGCCTTAGATCCAGACGGTAACATTACTCTTATAGATGTTAAGTCCTATAAAGATGGTAGACTCTCTGCAAAAACCCCACTACAAAAAGAACTTGGTGTACAGTACCTACACTACAATTCACTTACGCGCAAATGTCGCTTTGTAAGGCATAGGAAATGAAAATTGACACATTAATTGACGATATTTATGGACAACTAAATCAGTTGTCTGAAGGAAAAGAATTTAATTTATTAGATGAAGATCTAGACCAAACTGTAGCTCGTATCAAAGATTCAATTTTAGCATGGGCGCGGCCTTCTGAAAGGGACTCTGCGTTTTCATTGCGAATGTCAAACATTGGGCGTCCTGCCCGACAACTCTGGTACGAACAAAACCTCCCATTAGAACGATCACTTCCTGACCCCGCTGTCCAACTAAAGTTTCTTTATGGGCATATCCTTGAAGAAATTCTTTTAATGTTGGTTCGCTCTGCGGGACACACTGTTACTGATGAGCAAAAAGAAGTTGATGTAAAAGGCATCAAAGGCCACATTGACTGCAAAATTGATGGTCAAGTAGTTGATATAAAAACTGCATCTAAGTTTGCGTTCAACAAGTTCCGCGAGGGGCGTCTACGAGAAGATGATCCCTTTGGTTATATGTCTCAGCTTGCTGGCTATGAGGAGGCTGAGAAGTCCTCTGAGGGCGGCTTTCTTGTAATCAACAAAGAGAGCGGTGAGTTGTGCCTGTATCGCCCAGAAGAGCTAGACAAGCCCAGCATCAACACCCAGATACAAAGCGTAAAGAAAGCTTTGAAGCTAACTACCCCGCCCCCACGGTGCTATGAATCTGTGCCAGAGGGAAAGAAAGGCAACATGAAAATACATCGTAGTTGTAACTACTGCCCCTATAAGTTTGAGTGTTATAAAGATGCAAACAATGGGCAGGGGCTAAGAGTTTTTAAATATGCTACTGGTTTAGCATACTTAAGTCATGTAGAAATTGCACCGCGAGTCGAAGAGGTTAGTTATGAATCGACGCCTTTCTAAAAGAATAAATAAAAAAACAGTTGAAATTTTTATTGAGTGGTTAAAAACAGTTATTGATGAAAACCAACACAAAGAAATTGACCCAAAAAAATATAAAGATTATATTCCTAAAAACGCTTACTATTGGTCTGGGACCACACTTGTTAATTCTATATTTACTCCTCGTTGGATTAAAAAGAAATTAAAATATATGCATAGAAATAGTTCTCGTGCTATAGAAGATTATTGTTTGTCTGATTTCAAATGAAAATTTTATCGCTAGAAGCCGCTATCTTTTATTGTGCAAGACAATTAGCAGACGAAGAATCAATTGATGAAGATATTTTATTTGAGTTATACACAATATTAAAAGTATATTTTGAAGATAATGTAGTAACTATCCATTGAAACCAAAAATAAAAAAAGCTTACCGCCGCCCACGAGTTAAACGTCCAGTAGACAAAGCCCCAATAAAAGGCTACGATTCTAATTGGGAGTATGAACTTCACTCAGGCATTTTAAATGATTGGAAGATTCATTCTGAAACAACCGATTACATTGTTGAGCATACATACCATCCAGATTTTATTCGTGAGGTTAATGGCAAGAAAATATATTTAGAGGCAAAGGGCCGCTTCTGGGATCACAACGAGTACAATAAATATGTTTGGATAGCAAAAGCACTGCCCAAAGATATTGAACTGGTTTTTTTGTTTGCTGACCCCAACGCACCAATGCCTCAAGCAAAACGCCGCAAAGACGGTACAAGACGTAACCACGCTGAGTGGGCTTCTTCTAAAGGTTTTAGATGGTTCTCTGAAGATAGTATTCCAGAGAATTGGATAGACGTTTCAAAAAGAGGGAGTCTCAACGATGATGAATGATCGTAAGCGTGAGAGACTAGAAAAGTTTAGTCGCCACAAAAGAAAAAAACATGAAGAGCGCGAAGACGAAAAGTTTAAGCCAATAAAAAAACGCAATAAATACAAACTTAATATAAATGATTTAAATGATATTGAAGAATCGGAGGAGTAAAATTGGACGCCTATCAGCAATACATACATAAAAGCCGTTACGCTCGCTATCTTCCACAAGAAGAAAGACGAGAAACATGGAAAGAAACAATTACCCGATACATAAAGTATTGGGGTGATAAGCTTAATGATGACGAGCGTGTAGAAATATTTCAAGCTATTCACAAGCTGGAGGTTATGCCGTCCATGAGAGCGTTGATGACGGCAGGACCAGCACTAGACCGCGATAATATGGCGGGATTTAACTGTAGTTATATTGCTATTGACAGCCCTAGATCTTTTGATGAGATGATGTATGTGCTTATGTGTGGCACTGGTGTTGGCTACAGTGTCGAAGACCAATACATTTCTAAACTTCCAGAGATCTCAGAGGAATTTCATGCAACAGATACAGTCATACACGTACCGGATTCAAAAGTTGGATGGGCGAAATCGTATCGGGAGTTGGTATCATTGCTGTATAGTGGTCAAGTACCAGAATGGGATACATCTAGAGTTCGCCCTGCGGGTTCCTCACTTAAAACTTTTGGAGGTAGAGCAAGTGGCGCGGAACCTCTTATTGACCTCTTCCGATTTACAGTTAGAACATTTAAGGAAGCGGCTGGACGAAAGCTTACATCCCTTGAATGCCACGATCTTTGCTGTAAAATCGCACAAATCGTCGTTGTCGGAGGAGTCAGACGATCAGCCTTAATTAGTTTGTCAGACCTTTCTGACGATGCATTACGGCAAGCAAAGCACGGTGCTTGGTATAACACTGAGTCCCAGCGTGGGCTTGCAAACAACAGTGCCTGCTACACCAGCAAGCCATCCTTTGAACAATTCTTAGATGAGTGGAGAAGTCTTTATGAATCAAAAAGCGGAGAGCGCGGAATCTTTAGTAGAGCCGCAAGCCAAAAACAAGCTGAAAGAAATGGTAGGCGGGATAGCGACAGAGATTTCGGAACAAATCCATGTTCTGAAATCATCCTTAGAAAATCACAAGTTTGCAACCTTTCAGAAGTTGTCGTCAGACCGCAAGATACGGCTCAATCTCTCAGGAGAAAGGTACGAATTGCGACTATCTTGGGAACTTTGCAAGCCACCCTCACGGACTTCAGATACTTAAGAAATATTTGGAAAACCAATACAGAAGAAGAATCTTTATTGGGTGTGAGTTTGACAGGTATTTTAGATAATCCACTACTTACTCTTGAAAACGAAGATCTTGATTTACTTCTTGAAGATCTGCGTGATGTTTCTATTGCAACCAACAAAGAGTGGGCAGAGCGTCTAGGTATTCCACAGAGCACAGCAATTACTTGCGTCAAGCCTAGCGGTACAGTGTCTCAGCTAGTTGATTCTGCTTCTGGGATTCATGGGCGATATGCACCTTATTATATTCGCCGTGTCAGGGCTGATATGCGTGACCCACTTTGCAAGGTCTTAGAAGACGCTGGAGTGCCCTGTGAGATGGATAACTTCTCACCCAGTACCAAGGTATTCTCTTTCCCTAAACAAGCTCCAGAGGCCGCTGTGTTCGCTTCTGAGCAGTCTGGGATGGAACAGCTAGAGTTGTGGGCCAAGTATCAGGAGCACTGGTGTGAGCACAAGCCCAGCATCACTGTGTACTATCGGGACTCTGAGTTCCTTGAGATTGGTAACTGGGTCTACAATAACTTTGATTCTATCTCTGGCATTTCTTTCTTGCCGTATGACGAGCACAGTTATGCTCAAGCCCCATACGAACAGATCACAGAGGAAGAATATAATGAGATGGTAAAAGATTTTCCAACAGAGTTTGATTGGAATCTTAATGAGGAAGATGATTTTACGGAAGGATCACAAACTTTAGCTTGTGTAGGCAACGCTTGCGAACTATGAAAGACGCAACCATAATAGGTTTTCGCGTTGTTATAGACTCTGAAGGAGTCTTGATGACTGAGCAGACCGAATTACCTGATGAGTATGTCCCGAAAGTTTTTAGAGAGGCAGAAAGTCAGGTTCTTATTCGGGCGGCTATACGGTCATTTAAAGAAATTACTGGTGACTTACACGCTCAACTTGAAAATGAAATTGATGCAATCAACAGGGTTTACTAGATTTCATAGCGTTTTGAATTAGTCCACCATTACTAGATCTATGGCGAGCAGTTTTCTTTGCAATCTTTTTCGGTTGCTTTGAAAATTGCTTGCCCTTTTTTTTGTCTTCTCTTTTCTTTTTAGAAGTCGCGGCGTACTCTGCTGACGATAAAGATTCTCTAGCACTCTTAGGAAGATAACGCTCACCCGTAGCCTTTGGGCCTTGCGTAGAAGGCTTACCAGATTTAGTTCCCCAATCTTCTTTTGTCCAATCTGCTAAAGACTTTTGAGATTTTTTAAGTGCCATTGTGTGTGTCCTCAGTTGTTTTCCAACTGTAATAGAAAGTGGTTAGCCCAGTAACTATTGGCAAAGCCATAATGCAAAATATAAAAAATATATCCATCAAGTTTTTTTATGTTGTCGGCGTATAGCCTCTTTGCCCCTACGCGCTATCTCAGCTTGTGCTGTTTTTCCAGCAACTTTAGCTCGTTGCTCTAGTACAGTGAGTATTTGTATCTTTCTAGCAAAAGGTTTGTTAATGTTTTTAACACGCCTTACGGTATCTCTAGCGTCTTTTTGAGTTGCATATGCAATAGGCACGGTGTCTTTTGGATTTTCATCCGTGTACAAACGCCTATCAGAGCCTTTAGGTTTTTTACCTGTTCCTACCTTGGGGTCTTTTTTTCTTTTCATTTTTTCCTGCCTTAGAAAGTGCGATAGCTACTGCTTGTTTTTGAGGCTTTCCTTCTTTGCGTAGCTTGCGAATGTTTTGTGATACCGTCTTTTGACTCTTGCCTTTTTTAAGCGGCACTATTTGTAGCCCCCACCTTTAGCTTTATATTGCTTGGCTAACATCTGGGCTTTACGCCCACTCCACTGACCGGGAGAACCGCCCTTCCCGCCTGCCTTAATCTTGTTAAAAAGATTCTTACGCATAGTAGGCTTGGTATAGTTGCCTGCCTCGTTCACACGACTTTTACCGCCTTTCTTATAAGCCTGTCGCTCTAAATCAAATATACTTTTCATCGTCTACGCTCTATAACATGACCACCAAGATTACGGTCAATGTCTCTGGCTAGGTCATAGCTCATGGTTTCTGAAAAGCCTTTAAATTTATCAAGAACTTTCTTCCACCACTCTTTGATTTTATTAATAACTTCCATTTTAATCTCCCGGCGGGAACGCCAATAGTTTTTCGTTTGAAATTATCCAAGCTTTTGGGATAGCTATTTCTGCATCTCCCTGTACGACTTGACCATCTTCTAATAATATGTGTGGACAGATAATAATAATATTATCGTCCTCGTGTATGATAACGCCTGATGACACAGCTATGGCCGCTGTAATCTGTTTGAGTTCACTAAGATCTCTCCAGCCTGTGTTAGAACCGCCAGAGGCATCGTGCCAAACTATTTTATGGAGTGTAATCATATTTGACATACGGTGGACAAGTACCTAAGATGTGTATATAGAAAGTATAACGCTTTTCTGATTCAGGGTTGTGATATTCTTTGTAGATACACGCCTTTGCTGGTGTCACTGTTCGTCCAATATAAATGGCTGTCCCGCCTTCTAAGACAAGATACAGCCATATCGTTACCACTTCACCTTATCGGCCCAATACGCCGCAGACATATTACCTCTTTTTATATTTTTACGGTGACGGGCTTTAAAACTCTTACGCTTGGCTTTCATGCGTTTAGATTCACCAGCCTTTGGCTTACCAGCAGTCTTAGCGCCTTGCTCACCAAAACGAATAATTTTTTCTTTGCCGTCTTTGCAGGCTTTGACAACGTGAGACTTTTTAGGGTGGTTGGGTGTGCGCTTAGGTTTGTTACAGGCCATTTTCTTTTTGTCAATCTTACCGCCTTTAGCAACTGCAAAACGTCTTGTTGGTGTTTCGCGTCCGCGCCTAGAAGACGGTAAAGTTCCTTGAGGCACTACTTGTTCTTTAGGTGCAGACGTTGGTGTAGACACAATATTTTCAAGCTCTGGATAAGGTTTGTCCGTTGTGTCTGGTTGTGCTGGCCCACTTGTTGTATCAGGATCAACAGCAGGCACAGAAGGCTCTGGTCTTATGTCTGCACCTAAATCTGGATTTTGTTGATTACTTGACCCTCCAATTTCAGGGCGAACCGCATTTATTGCTGAGTCAAACGGGAACGGAAGCGCCGCACTTATCGCCGCACCTATAGCGTTATCAACTAACTTTTCACCAAAGCTTTGCTTGTCAGGCGCATAAGTTTTGGTAAAACTACTACCATTAAATTCATACAATGAACCGTCTTTAGTCTGATGGACTTGGGGTATACCATACTTTTCCATCAAAGCTTGTTGCGTATCACCGTACACAATGTTAGCGTAGTTCGTTCTGTAAGCATCTGTGTGTATTGCTCTAAGGCCTTGACCACCTTCTTTTGCTCCCCCCATTTTCATCAAGCCGCCTGCATCTTTAATGAATTGCATCTTTGTTTGCCGACCATCAACAAAAGCATCTAATCCTGTGTCAAGTTGCCCTGAGTCAATAAGGTCTTGGCGCTCAGTTAGATAGCCCCAGTAGTTTTCCCAATCTACTTGACTAGATAATGTAGTCATTCCTTCATTAGCTTCAAAAGCTTGACGAATTTCTGTTTCAGTAAAGTAACCGCCTCTACTTTGATTACCAAACAACCTACGATATCTATCATCGTCTGTTCCGGTTGATTTAAATGTGCTTGCCCCTTCAAGAGACGGAACCCAATAGTATAGGCGCTCTCCAGCGTCATTATACTTTGGCCCTAACGGAACTTGATTTCTTAATGTGTTGGTGTATTCAAGAGGATTAGAAACGCCTCCAGTTTGACGCCTTGCGCGAGAGTCTAAATTGTATTCGTCAACTGGCCCCAAGAAAATTTTACTTCTAAATTCTCTGCCGGGAATCTTACCCGCTAAATATCTTGCACCACTATAAATATCTTTTACTTTGTCAAAAGGAATTTCTGAAAAATCATAAATATCAGTGGCATAAAGCTTTCCATCTTCTACTAGTAACTGTGCGCCTCCAACAGAAAACGCCGCCTCTTCTGTAGGGTTTATTTTGCCTGTAGCCATACGCAATATAAAATTATCTTTTTCACGTTGCTCTGGACTAGAAGCTTGTCCTCTAACATTTGCACCGCGATAATCTTCATACTCTATATTCATACGCCCATTAGCAATGGCGTTTCTTGCCGCTCTTTTTAATTCTGAAACAACTTGTGTGTCATAATCTTTTTCAGTTTTATCGCCAGCAAAAGGATTTAAGTAACTAGCAAGATTAGAAACTACTTGATTCTTTCTTACTGGCTCTGATAATCTAAGAGACTGACCAGCGTTTATTCTGTTTATGTCTTGTATGTTGTTAAACTTTTGAAGATCATCAACACTTACACCTGTCTCTCTAGAGATTTTTTCTAGTGTGTCTCCACGCTCTACCGTTCTACGCTCAGGCCGCGCTACTTCATATTGATCGCTTAAAAGACGGGAAAAGAAACCAATTACACCGCCCTCTGCCGCACCAAATCTTTTATCGTTTGGATCAAAACGACGAGCACTTACAGCTTTCCATTGCTCTGGCTTAAATAAAATATAAGAAAGATTATCTGCGTCTGTAGTAAATGATGGCTCTACTTGATTGACGTATTGAATACTGTCAAAACCATATTCCTGTAAGAAATTTTTAAACTCTTGGTGTAGTGCCGCTACTTCTAAAGATTTAACTTGTTGATCTTCAAATTGTAATAGACTTGATGGATCTATATCACCTGATGACGCCTCTAGCATTTCTGCTTTTTGAGTTAGCTTTATGTAAGGCAGTGACTTTTTAATAGTATCAGCGCCTGTGTTAAGCTGGACCGCCATCGCATCAACAAACCGATCTATGCCAAGCGTTTCGTCATCCCACATTAAATCTGCAAGAGTAGGGCTGTCTTTAAACAAAGTTTCAACTTTCCACACACCGTCACTACCAAGCTTTAAAGGGTTTCTAACGTCTACATAACCTTTTTGAATTGTAGCTGGACGAACCGTGCTACCATAAACATTGTCACCCCATCCACGCATTTGACCAATCATTTTAGCTATTGCTCGTATTTGATACTGTGGCAAGACTGTATCTCTATATGCCTGTAGTCCCTCATCAGACTTACTAACCATGCCTAGATATTGGGTTGCAACTTGCTCTATAATTTCTTCCCAACCTGTTAGCGGTGGAGGAGTTGTATCCCCACGCCTTCTTTTTGGCTTTGGTGCATCATCTATTTGACCAGTTTCTGCAAGAGATAATTTAGTGTAAGCTTTTAAATCATTTGGATCTAATTCTAAATCCGCAAGATACGAATCTAAGTAGTTATTTACATCTTTAGCCAACGTATAAATTTTATTGTGATCTTCTGGTTTAATGTATACGCCAGCCCGTTCAAAAGCTTCCCCAAGAGCATTGGCCTCCATGCCCATTTGATATAGACCCATGTGCTGACTAAAATCGCCATCATTCATTAAACTTTTTAAAGCAAAGTAATTAGCCTGCCCTACTGTACCAACGTGTGGGCCAATTTCATTTGTCATCCAAAAACGAGCGTCCCACTCTGTATCCTGTAAAGAACTAACCCCACGATATTGAGGCCGCTTTTCTACACTCTGACTTAAAAAGTCATCTAATGCTTTTTCTCTGTTTGCTATGGGTGCAGGAAGTTTTTCCATTTGTGTAGAAAGATCATCAAAGTCAGGCATTGACTCACGCAATTTTCTAAACTCTGGTGTTCCTTTTAACGATGCAACAGCACGATTTAAAACTTTTTCTTTGCCTGCTTCAGACAACATTTCATTTTGATCGTGTTTATTTAATCTATTTAAAAGATAGTTGTAAATAGCTCTATCTGTATTTTCATCAAAGGCTGGAGCTTCGTTGTCAGCAGTGTATTGACTTTTAAAATTACTGTGTGGTGCTCCGTTTAATGTTCCATCAATTATGTGAGACAATCTATTACTAATATCATTATCAAAATCTAATGAAATCATTGTCTCTTCTAACTCTTTTGGCATTCTGGTGTCATTACCATGACGCGCCCAGTGAGCAATGTACTGCTCCATATAATCTTCTACAGGAGCCAAATCTTCAATATCAGAATCAAGCAAAAGATTCTTTTCTAAATTTGTAGCGGCATTTTTAATTGCATTATCAATTTTGTCTACATCAAATATATCATCTGTAGCTGACACGATAGCTCTAGCTAATTTAGTTGATAGTGCCATTACTCAGTCCTCGCCAATAAACTTCTTGGAAAATCTTCTTCATCTATAAATGCAGTTCCAGCCTGTGTGTTATAAGGCAACCCCGTCATCTTATCTATCCGCTCATCAGGCTCTTTAGGAGCTTGAGGCACATTTACTTCACCGCCTTTTTTAAATGGTGTGCGTGGTGTCTCTCCTGTTATAGCTTCTGTTAATGTCTCATCTATTTTACCTAAAGATCTACGATAAGATCTTTGTGCTTCTTCGCCAAGAACAGGTTTTATAGCGCCATAAAACGGAGTTAATTTTGTTCCAATTGTCATAATTGGTTTTCTATATTGTGCCAAATCTACTAACTCTCCGTATAACGGCCCCATAAAGGCCGCAGGAATACCCACAAGACCATCATTTTCTACGTTAGAGCGCACACGCATAATATTGTCAAACGGCAAACCATTGCCTCCCCAACGCGCCATCGCCTCGTACATAATTTCAGGAGCATTTTTTTCGTCGTATCCTTCACCTCTATTGCGAACATAGTTTGTAAATCCTGCTGTTGCTGTCATAGCAATTGCCGCAGGAACAAGTTTTGCCGCCGCCATCTCTTTATCTCTAACCAATCGCTTACCACCACGCTTTAAAATATTATTAGTAAAAGCAGTAGGATAACCCATTAAAGCAAATAGCACAGAACCTGTCGGCGTATACTGAAAACGCGGCTTAAGGCCAGAAGCTCTATCAGGCTGTAAGATAATTTGGTTTGTATAACGTGCCGCACCTTCAACAATGTCACGATAAAAGTCAGCATTTTTATCAGCACCACTAGCCAACCAAGCTTTGCCGCGCTCTACGTCTATACCAAGTTCTGCCAAATCATCTAGTTTGCTCTGCATTCTTCGCGTCATTTGAGCGCTTCCATGCTCTGCAAGATCTAAAAGATGATCTTTAATCATTATTTTGCCTGTTTGAAAAGAAGTGTTTTGCACCATCTTTGTCCATTGATCTAACAAAATAAATCTAAAAAACCTGTTGCTAGTATTTTGCATCCATTCTGTAGTAAGCTCTTCACCCGCTAAACGATCTGCCATAGAAGCAAGCTGTTGCTCCATTACTAACCCAACACTTTGCATTTCTCGCCAAGCTTCATTAGGTGTTAAACCAAACTGATCTTGAAGTTCTTGATGTGTATTTTTTGTAATCTTTAAAAAAGATAAATTCATCGCATCAGTTAGCGCATTCCAATCGTCTGTTGCTTTTCCTAACCCAATTTTGTGCGCGGCGGCTATGCCTTTAGCACTCTTTACTCCTCCAGCAACACCTAAGTTCAACATAATTTCTGTTAAGCTAGATACAGTTGCAAAAGGAAGCAAACCTATGCGAGTTAATAACTCATACCCTTCATGGTATTTCTTTTTAGCTTGAACATCGTCGCCATCAATAGACTCAGAAGTTATAGTTTGATAAAGGTTTTTAATTCTTTGTTTAGCATCTAGAGGTAAAGCTTTGCCTGTTGCCGCTTCTACTTCCCTTGAAATTTGTTCTATCCATTTTTGATTAAAGCCGCCGTTTTCGCCAAATTGACGTC